CACGGATAAACCATAGTAAACTACGTCAATGGACGACGAAAAACTAATGCAGATAGTCAGGATTACCGTGGACGGGATAACGTATCCCATGTTCGCTCCCGTTATTTGCAAAGAAAATGAAGAAGTAGGCGAAATTCAAGACCTAGAATTCGGTGAAATCGTCGTAATGAAACACATTGTATCTTGCCTACTTCATGGACTGAATAATACGGTGCAATAACCTCTTTTGTCGATCCAAAGCGGCAAAAGTTTTATAGAGACCAACGAATGAATTCGAAGGTCTCTTTTTTTGTGCTAAATATATATATAAAGAAGGTAAGTAGATACTTATTGTGGGAAAAGGTGTCCTATAAAAAGTATCTATGTGGAAAAAAAGTACCTAAGTAAGAATTATTGTGGGTACTTTTAGGCGAGTTGGGCGAAATTTGACGTAATGGGCGTATATTGTGGGTACTTCGGTGTTTTTTAGAAAGGGCGGATGGTCTGAATGGCTTGGGGCGTGGGTCTTGGGGCTTGGTGAGTGGTGGGAGGGGAATGGATCATGGACCACGGCCCACGGGCAATTATGCGTTCTCATATAGGGACGTTTTGAAAAAAAAAAAAATGAAATTATTTTTTTATAATTTGACGTAATAGACGTAATGCCGTAATGAACCAGTCATAGCAACGGTTTCAAGCATTACGTTACATTACGTTGAAATAATAGACGTAATGAGCAATCCAAATCGTTCTAAAAGTGCGCGCGAGACATAAATTTGGAAAAATTAATTTCTTTTTTTTGGCTAGAAAAGAGTAATGGAAGTGATTTTTTGAACACAAAGACATCTGATTGACATGCCTACTTATTATCGGTATATTACGTGGGTAGTTTTATATATCAGGAGAAATCAAGAATGCCTTTGAAAGATGTTGAAGTAAAGATGAATGGAATAACACCTAGGCAACACACTATCCGCCATAGCGTAAATACTGGAAGAGCTAAGTATCCGTTCAAGGCAATGATAATAGGTGATTACATATCTGTTGGCTCTCAAAAAGAAGCAGAGAACATCAGGCATGCACTTAAGTCATTCTATAAACGAATAGCTAATAGACGCTTTACTGTCAGACAGCCTATGGAAGACGATAATGTTTGGATATGCCGGAGGGTAAGCTAATGGCCGCAAAGGATGTTTGGAATGTCCCGCCCATCTTAGGGGATAAATTGCAGAAGAGGCTATCTAGTAATGTAGGCTCTTTGCTTAGTCAGAAGAAGAAGTTAAACGGCCGTGAGTGGAAGTTTGTGCAAGAGCTTGTATCAGGCGACGGCCAAGTCACAATGAAAGAGTGCGCCATCCGTGCGGGCTTTAGTGAAAAGTCGGCAAAGGTAACGGCATGGAAGCTTACCAATCCGGAAATCTGCCCGCATGTGGTTGCCGCGATCCAAGAGTATCGTGCAGAGATAAATGCAAAGTATGGCACCAATTACGATAGGCATATGAAAGATTTGCAGTTGATACGGGATAAGGCATTGGAGGCGGGCGCATATGGCGCGGCCGTAGCAGCTGAATACCGTCGAGGCCAAGCACTTGGCACCATCTACATCGAGAGGAAAGAAGTTCGTATTGGCACCATCGATAGTATGAGTAAAGACGAAGTAATGCGTAAGCTTGAGGAAATCAAACGCATCTATGGCGCTCCACCTCAAACCATCATTGATATGGAGCCCATCGATGTAATAAAAACCATCGAGGTAGAACCGGCATTTGACGCAAACGAGGTAATTGAGAATGGCAATAAAACCAGAGGCGGGGCTATACAAGCGGCTGAAAGAGAATCTACCGGAGGCGCACATCACGAGGATAGAATCGAGAGTGAACCTAGGGATACCGGATTGTCTGATAGCGCTGAATAAGACTAGGTTTGTAATGGTGGAGCTGAAGGTGGTAAAGCGTGGTAAAAAAGTCGCGCTTAGTCCCCATCAAGTCGCCTTCCATCTGAAGCATGCCAGCCTAGGCTGTCCCACTTATATCTTGGTGCAGTATCATCCGGCCGGCACAACATCTGCACTAAAGGCCGAGCTATTGCTGTATAACGGTGGCCAAGCAGAGGATTTACTGTTGCGTGGCGTGGAGTGTATACCAGCTGAAAAATGGCCGCTATCGCATGTGCAATGGCATATGTTTAGGCATGCTTTAACCGAGTAAAAGAAAAGGGGCTTAGCGCCCCTTTTTTATTTCCCTCCAAATATGTTTGCAAACAACACCATCGATATAAGCCGGAATATGGTGCTGAGTTTAATAGGTGAATTAGTCTCTACTGGCTTGGCCAATACTGTGGAGCGCTCTCGCCGTAGTCGCCGGCGTCGGTCGTGTGGGTTTTCTCTTAGCATAGCTGACCATTAATATCCCTTGTAGATTCTAATGGCCTCGTCTTCTAGGCTGTCGCTGAATCCATTGCCTATGTCGCTAAAACGAACGGCAAGGCCTTCCTCGTCCACTATTCGCAAAAGCTTAACCTCGTATAAGGTAGGACTGTCTCCGGTGCCGTAGCCGTCGTAGCATTCGTCCACATCGGCCGTTACTAAATACCCACTATGTTCAAAATCAAAGCTCATAATAATCTACCTTTCGTATGCGTCTAAAAAATCGTTAACGGCCTCTTTCACGGTCTCGCCATCGTAGCTGGTGGATATAATCTCGGTGCAATCGTCATCTGAAAGCTCATAGCCTAAATTGGCGGCATAGGCCTTTAATTCGTCAAATGTCATCTTGCACCTCCTCTACATACGCGGCATTTTCTGTTTCATAGCGATACTCTTTTGCACAAGCCAAGGCGTCTTTCTCATTATCAAAGGTGCCTAAGCATGTGCCGTTATGGTTGTATGCATTAAATGTCATCTTGCACCTCCATTAGTTTTTTTACATCAGTATCAATTAAGCATGCCACTTCGTCCCTAAGAGCGCCTTCTGAAAATTCATTGATTAATACGCCTGTTTCCTCGTCGTATATCCCTATCGTTACATCGTAATACCATTTTCTAGTTTTCATCTTAAGCTCCTATACATCGTATTGTTGATAAATGACTAATACACCGGTATTAGTTGAATGGTTAAACGGCAGCCAATTGTAGTGCCGGCAAAAATACCCTCCGGCCTCTTGGTGTGTCTCTGCATAGTAATTGGTAGCAAAAAAATCCTCTATTCTATCGGCCGTTATGTCCGCCTCGAAATCCTCAAGCTTTAAGTATAAGTCTTGCCCATCTACGCCCAAGGGTATCGTCCCTATGCGCGTCACTTTTATTGTGTCCAAGCTTGGCACCTCCACGATCCTAAAATCATCTCGTCCGGTAAAGTCCTCTATGTTGCCGGCCTTTACCTCCTCTTCCATCTCTTCTAAAAACTTGTCCAGCTCGTCCCATGCGCTTTCCTCACTATCGAACCTAGTAGGCTGGCCATCATCGCTCCATGTATTAGTCCAGCCGCCACATAGGCAATACTCTTGCACTTCGAATTTAGCCATATCACACCTTCCCTTTCACTAGCGCATAAATCAATGCCAGTCTATCTGTCGTCATATTAAATAAAGCCGCCCCAAAATACTCTTCTATATCGCTAACAGTCCGAGCGGGTAATGCCTCCCTTATTGTTAGCTCCATCGCGTCTAGCATGGTCTCGGTCATATCACACCTCCAATTAAAAGTAATGCTGTCGTCAAAGTAATTGCCCATAGGCATATCGTGAAAGTCTTATCGGTCATGGGTAGCCCTCCTCTAATACTGTATCGCCCTCTTCATCTATAACCCATGCCGGATTAAAACTCCACTCCCATTCCAATGGGTAAGTATCGTCCGTAATGTCTACCTTAGTTCCGCTGTATTGCTCGCGCCCTAGGGCCTCCTCCGGCGTATCTGCCTCCACTTCAATCGTGGTCATCAGATAGCGGCAAATCTTATATTTAGCCATGGTTTAATCCTCTAATTGAATTACATCGGTTACGGTCCAGCCATCAAAATCAACTGGTTTCCACTCGCCGCCATCGGTATCGCCGGCAATTTCAATGGCTTGCTCCAATGTATCGGCTTCAATCTCAATCCGTAATATGGTCACATACTCTGCGTATGCTTCAAATTTAGCCATGGTTTAATCCTCCTCTATAATGCCGTTGTCTAAGCATGCGGCCAATACGGTTTGCGCTAAGCGCCTATCGGCCATTATGGCCATCGCTATTGTTTCCTGTAGCTCTTGCCATTCGTCGCGGTCTATATTGCCTTGCCACTCGTAATTATCCACGAGGCGGCTTATTGCCCATTCAATGGTTGCATGTAAGTTCATTGTGCCCGCTCCTCCAATACGGCATAGTCATCAAGCCATGCCTTAAATCCCATGTCGTCATCGGTATACATATCGCTAAAATCCACGTCGTCGCGCATAAGCATATTAAATTCGTCGCGTGCTTCTAATATGGTCATCTCTAGTCCCTTTCGTCAAAATCACAATGTATTAGCTCGGCCAATAGCTCGGCCTCGTCCATGTTTTTAAATCCCTTAGTTCCATACATTAATAAATCCCATAATAGGCCATCATTAAAACTGGTATCGGATTGGCACAAGTCTAGGTTATATTCCACAAGTTTATTGATTAGTTCTTCTCTGTCTGTCATTTTGCGTTCTCGCTTTCTAATGTTTTAAATAGGTTACATTGCTTACGGTTTTATCCCAGCATGCGCGGCATGTGCCGCACTTGCCATTGTTGGCTGGCGCTTTGCATTCGACGCCGTCAATCGTGCCGGCCTTGGTTATAACGGTGCTCGTCGTCGGCCATGTGCCAGCTGGCGCCATGTCCAGCATGGGCATGCTTAGGCGCACGGTTAAATTATCCGGCATGGCTCGCCGTCTATTAACCTTGGCCAGCATGCCTTTCTCTTTCGTCGGTAGCCAAAAAATCACCTCCGGCATGGCCTCGGCAATGTCCATGATTGCCATCAAATGCGCCTCGCTCTGAATATCGCCGCTATCGTGCCAGCGAAAATAGCCGGTTGTATTGTTGCTTTTAATGGCCGCTATCATGCCAGCCTTCCACGAAGGCAAATCACTAAGGGATTTTAAATTGTGCTCCCTATGCGCCTTTACATTGGGGTATACATAATTGCCTTTCATGGCATAACAATTATGGCATACGCTCCCTTTAATCTTGGCCAGCTTGCCGCCAGTATGGCACGCCGTCGCCGGCGTGCTGAAAGTATGGCATGGCATTTTCTTAGGCTCGCTAAGCTTAGGCATAAATTGAATTGATTGCATAGCCGGCTCCCTTTTTATAGCTGTCATAGCCGCGGATTTTGCTGGACCTATCGGTATGGAATTCTTTATATGTCCAAGCAATGTTGCGCTCATCTAGCGCCTTGAATAGGCGCCCAGCGTCGCAATCCTCTTCAAGGTATACGCTATTATTGCGTTGATAGCTATAAGGCGATATATCGCCAGCAATACCAAGCTTTTCTAGCAAGGCCCTATCTACTTTAAACCAGCCATGGCCGCAATCGGTATAACATAAAATTCGCATGATTAAGCCGCCTTTCTTTGATTGGTTGATGATAGATAAACCGGCTCCAAGTCCACGCCATTGAATAAGTCGCGGCACGATACCTTAAGCCGCTGGCCGTCGGCCTCGACGGTATACCAAAACTCCACGCCGAGCGTGTCGCCATTGGTTGCGTCCGCTGGTAGCAGTCTTAAATCGCCGCCGCCGGCTTTCTTGTTAGCCGCTATAAATGAAGCGGCGAATTCGTCGGCCTCGAAGCGTGGCAATTGCCAAGCATAGGCCAAGGCGTTTTTAATAAACTGATAGGCGCCATAGCCGCTGTCGCTCTTAGGATAATTATCCCAATGCTTAAAAACGGTATAGGCTCCGTCTGCATCTTTGAATGTATATAGTCCTCTAGTGCTCATGATGTCCTCGCTTTCTATCTGTATGGTTGAGCGGCCAGCCATCGCCGGCCGCTGATTGCCATTGTAATGCCTTGTTTTAAATTATTGCAAGCTTTTTATGATTGCCTCGGTCGCCGCTATGGCCGCCTCCAGCGCGGCGCCTATATGCACGGCGTGCCCTTTCGTATCGTTGCCATTGCTTACGGCCGCCGCTATCTTCTCGGCGGATTCTTGGCTATACCGTGGCGCCTCGGCCAGCTTGCACGGGCTCACGCTCACTAGTCGCCAGCCGCCGGCCTCGCGCTCCATCGTGGGTTTGATAGCTAAGTCGCCTACTAATATCACATGGCCATTGCCTAAGAGCACGCCATCGAGCGCGGCCAGCGCCAGCTTGTTTGCCTCGTGAGTTTCGAAAAATTGAGGCGCGGCCTCGCGTAATAAGTCTAAATTGCTCATGGTTTACCCTTTCTGATTGAATTGATTGAATGCCGCTTGATAGGCCCTATCGGCCGCCTCGCATGCCTCGGCGTCCGTTTTAAATTGCATGCACTCGTCGCATCTTTCGACGGCGTCGTCGCCGCGATGATTGAGCGTGTATAGATAGCCTTGCCCTTTGCATGCCTCGCATTGGTGTGGTGTAAATTTAGTCATGGTTTAACCCTTTCTATGGTTGCGGCGGCCATCGCTGGCCGCCATGGTTTAATTAATCAAATCGAGAATAATCGCTGGCATGCGGTATAAACTGAAGAGGCTCGCGCGGGCTCCAGTCGTCGCCGTCGTCCGCCTCGCATAGCTTAATTAGCGCGTTTTCAATTGCTAGCACTTGCGGATTGTCTACGCGTAGGCCGCTTATATCGGCGCAAAAAACCAGCTTGTCATCGGCCAAGGCATAAAGCTTGGCATTGTCCGCGGTGATTAAATCCGCCAGCGCTGGCGCCTCGGCGGCCTCGGCCTTGGGCCAAATGAACATAGATTTAATTTCAAAATCCAATTGAGCCGCCGCGTCAATGCCGCGCCTTGCATTGGCCGCGCGCACTAGTTCGGCGGCCGTGTCGCCGGTGCCCCAGTCTAAATTGGTAGGCGTATAACCGCGCTCGCCGCGTTTGATTATGGCGATATTAGCGCCAGCTGGTTTGTTCAATAAAACTGTATAACATAGGTTGAATGCTTGCATGGTTTTAAGTCCCTTTCTGTCTGTATAGTTTACTTGCATAAGACTGGCGACGCCGCCGCCAGTTTCGCGCATTAAGCGCTCGTCAGTTATGCTATGCCGCCTCGGCCTCGACGGCCTCGGCCGTGCCCTTGATATAATCGGCCGCTTTCTGAGCCAGCGCCGCCGCCTTGAATATGGCCGTGTTATCGTCGCGGCATGCCTTGAGCCAGCTCTGAATATAGCCAGCGTGCCGGAGCTCGCCGGCGATGCCGTTATCCGCGCATAGGTAGGCGGCGCCTATCTCGGCGACCAGCTCTTCAAAGGCATAAGCCGGATTCCCAAAACGGCCGCTGTGGTCGCGGTCCAGCCTATGCTTAGCGCCTGTCCAATGGGCCAATTCATGAAAGGCCGTCGCGTAATAATGCGCGGCGCTGTCGAAACTTGCTTTATGCGGCAATTGCACGGCGTCCGTGCTCGGCATGTAGAATGCCGCGTCGCCGCCATGGCGAATGATTGCGCCGGTTTTTACTATGGCCGCCTCGCATTGCTCGCTGGCGTCGAATTGCACGGCCACGGGCTCGGCCGCCGGTGCGCGCTCGGCGTCTGTCTGCTCGATGTTAAAAACCGAGTAGGCTTTTAGCACGGCATAGCCGCTAGTTTTATCGCCGGTCGCCGCGTCGACGGTGCCGGCCACCGGCTTATAAAAGCAGATAGCCGTGCCCTTTTGGCCCTTGAGCACTTGCGCGCCGCGGTCCTGCCATTGCTTATAGGTCGCCCATTGGCTTGCCGCGTAGCCGTTGCCCATGCTGGCCATGCCTAGAATTAAACGGTTTACGCCACGATAGGCCGCGCCGGTTACGATGTTATGGTCGGCGCCGCTGGCCGCGTCGGCGTGCCATGGTTTAACCCAAGGCGCCGCGCCTTTCTCAAGTTCGGCAATAATGGCGTCTGTTACTTGCTGGTAAATTGGATTTGTCATTCTGCTAGTCCCTTTCTTTCTGTATGGTTGCGGCGGCCAGCTGGCCGCCGTTGGTTTAGTAATTAAAGCGCTTTAACTGGAGTAAAAATATAGTCCCAGTCGGCATAGAATGCTTTCAGAGACTTATATTCGTTAAAGTCCCTTACGACGGCATAATGCCGGTTACTTGGATTTGAGGCGCTATGATAACAAACGGCAATGGCTTCATGGTCGCCGTTGGCTTTCGCCGAGGCCAAGGCCTCGCTTAGTTCAAAAATGCTATTTAGCATGGTTTTAAGTCCCTTTCTTTCTGTATGGTTTGACACTGCCGGCGGCAATGCCAGTGCTTATAATAGGGCCTATTAATAAAGCTTGCAAGCGCTTTTTTACAGTCCGGTTACCTAGTCCGGCCAATGCCGGCCAGCATGCCCGCCAAGGCCCGCCAGCGGCCGCTCACGCCGTCCAATAGCCGGCGGCGGCCTTGGTGCCTTGCCTATATAATAACCAAGCCTACGGCCCTTGGCCCGTGAGCCGTGGAGCGTTACCCGCTATGCGATACGCGCGGCCCGTGGTCCGTGTCTAGTAAACGGCCGGGCCCGTGGTCCGTGGCCCTTTCCCCGCTATGCGATACGCTCGGCCCGTGGCCCGTGGAGCGTGACCCGTGGAGCGTGTCCGGAAAAAAGCCTGGTCACATGGCATGTTAGCGAGCACTAACCTAAAATGTTAGTGACCACTAACCAAGGCGCAAAGTAGCACGCCCAGCAAGGCCCTTTTTAAGCGCTCCACGCGACGCGCGCCATGAATTGAGGCTACCCTACAAGGCGGGTTGTGGATATCCTGTGCGTTTCCTAAGGATAAGCTGTGGATAGATTGTGGATAAGTTTTCGCCTAACAGATCGTGGATTGTGGATAACTTGTCCTGGTCACTTTGCCCTTGGTCCATGGTCCGAGGCCCGCGGCCGGTGCGAGGGGGGAAGAGTCCCACGAACCAAGGCCCGCGTGTCAGTGAGCACTCACTAACCCACCCCCCAAAAAAACGCCCCACCGCCGGCGGAGCAGTAGCTTTAGCCCGATTTCGCACAGTTTTTCGCACTCCAAACGAAATTGAGGTATTATGACCCTACAAATAGGCCCCCTTGTTTTATAAAAGCCATTGCCAGAAAAATTTTTACAAAAATTAAAGAGAATGAAAACATATGCTTAGCGTCTCTGCAGCCGAACAAGCCACTATTGAGCAGGCTAGATTAGAGCTTCGTCTTCTTCAGATTGAAGCGCAAGAAAAGGCTAGAACAGACTTCTTGTCCTTTGCAAAATACGTATGGCCAGAGGCTATCTTTGGCGCGCACCACACAAAAATGGCAGATGCCTTTAACCGTCTAGCAGATGGGACCTTGAAAAGATTGATCGTTAACATGCCTCCGCGGCACACCAAGTCTGAGTTCTCGTCCTATCTGCTACCCGCCTTTATCATGGGCCGTAAGCCTAAAACCAAGATCATTCAAGCGACCCACACCGGGGAGCTTGCCGTGCGTTTCGGTCGTAAGGTCCGTAACTTGATGGACACTGAAGAGTACAAACAGGTATTCTCTGACGTGGCCCTTCGAGCAGACTCCAAGGCCGCCGGTCGGTGGGACACGGACCATGGTGGGGAATACTTTGCTGTCGGTGTGGGCGGCGCGATGACCGGCCGCGGTGCGGACTTGTTGATCATTGATGACCCGCACTCGGAGCAGGACGCTTTGTCAGAGCTTGCCATGGAGAACGCATGGGACTGGTACACCTCCGGCCCTCGTCAACGGCTCCAGCCTGGTGGCGCTATTGTCATTGTGATGACACGTTGGAACACCAAGGACTTAACGGCTAAGCTTGTCAAGGCCCAGTCTAGCCATAAAGCCGACCGTTGGGAGATTATTGAATTTCCTGCAGTCTTGCCTAGCGGCAATCCATTGTGGCCGGGGTTCTGGAAGCTTGAAGAGTTGCTCGCGGTCAAAGCATCATTGTCACCGCAAAAGTGGCAGGCACAGTGGCAGCAACAGCCGACCAACGACGAAGGCGCTATATTGAAGCGTGACTGGTGGCAAGTGTGGCCTAGCGACGAGGCACCGCCAGTTGAGTACATAATCCAGTCGTATGATACGGCATATTCCAAGAAAGAAACGGCCGACTACTCTGTAATCACGACCTGGGGCGTGTTCTACCCGGACCAAGACTCAGGGCCTAACATAATCTTGCTTGACGTTACACGAGGACGGTGGGACTTTCCGGAACTGAAACGTATTGCCAAGGACCAGTATGACCAGTGGCAGCCTGACAATGTGTTAATCGAGGCCAAAGCGACAGGGATCACGCTTCAGCAGGAGCTGCGTAGGATGGGTATTCCTGTGACCATGTATTCACCAGGCGGTCGCCGCAGTGGACAGGACAAGGTATCGCGTGCTCACTCTGTGGCCCCTATCTTGGAGGCAGGCATGGTGTGGGCCCCGGACACGGACTGGGCAGAGGAATTAGTGGAGGAGTGCGCTGCATTCCCGAATGGCGACAACGATGACATGGTCGACAGCACGACGCAGGCGTTAAACAGATTCAGGGCGGGTAATTTTATATCTCTTGGTACGGATTTATTAGAGGACGAGAAGCAACAAGATATTGCGTTCGAGTACTATTAGGATATAGAATAGGGGGAAATTACCCCCGGAGATTCTGTAATGTATAACGACCCACGCGCCAAGGACCTTCTGGCCCAATACCCGCGCCAGTTAGCGGAAGGCGGCGCTGTGGATCAGCCGTTTCAAGCTCCTGCTGTAGCCCCTCGCGGCACACCCCTTCCTGTTGCACCTGCTAATCAAACGATTTCTGTAGCTCCTCGTCAACGACCAACACTAGCACCTGTCACTCCTACCTTGTCCATGTCCCAGCAGATTGCCCGTGATCGTGCTTTCCAAGACGCGATGATAAGGGACGCAATAAGCAAAACCGGTGTAGCCAACCCTACTACCATGGACTACCGTCAGCTACAACGCGCTGTCAGGGCGGGGGACATTACCGGCGAGAACATTAAACAGAAGTTCGTGGACCCGGAACTAGAGGCACGAGTCCGCAATGCCTACGCTGCCATTGGCCGTACAGGCGGCGTGGTACCTACTTTGGAAATGCCTAAGAAGGGTGGCGCTACTGCGGACACTTACAAGAAAGTACGACAAGACGAGTACAACTACTGGGCAGACCAGTTAAAGCAAGGCAAGATATCCCCTACTGATTTCCAGAATGCATTCTTGAAAAAGGCAGCCA